ATAGAAGGTGGAGTTGCATATTCTTTTCCTTACATGGGTACATATCATACTGTGATATATCCAAATGCATTAACACCAACAGGAGAATCATGTTTAATCTTTAATCAATATGAATATTCTCAAGATACACCGGTTTTTGAGCCAAAATCCATGCTCATCAAGGTATACCAAAGAAACAAGTGGATTGAAATCCTTGTTCCTGGATACGTTCTTACTTACGCTACAAATTGGATGGGCGGTAAGAACATGACAAATTTCACTATAACAGCATATTTGAACGAATTTGCAAAATGGTGGGACAATAGTGCTAATAGAATGTTTGAAAGACCAGGCAATGAACAAATAATTGCAGCTCTGTTTCAAGCAGCAAGAGAAAAACAAGTTAACTTGTTTAAAATATTAGGCATGAATTTTGACATCTTGAATTTACAAAACGACAACACAAAATTATTGGTTGAACTACCAAAACATCAAGGTTTATGGTCGATATTAAAGAAGGTAGCTTCTTGGTTTATCCCAGAACCAGTTCTGGAACTCGTCAAAGAATTAATGGACAATTTTAAATTCACAGGAATGGGCATAAATATCAGTCAACAAATAAAAGATATTTATCAATCAGGTGTAGCATTCTTTTTTAACAATGCAGCACCAGAGATGAAAGCTTTCAGTTGGATGACTGATAGAGCATCATTGATAGTAGAAGAACTATTGAAACTCATTCCAGGATTTGGCTTGCTTATAAGCGTTAAAGAGATTTATTGCGATTATAAATCCGGCAAGTTTACAGCTTTAGGGGCTTTAGGCAGACTCATTTTCCACAATTGGCATGAGATTCTTCCTTTTTGGGCTAAACTCCTCACATTACCAGTTAGAATGATATGGCACGGTATGTGGAATAAATCAGCAAAGAAACAATTAACAGTAAGAGATAATTTACAACGTATTGTTTATGACAAAAGAGAACCTGCTATCTCTGAATATACCACTTTACATCATGAATCTTCATACCCAAGATTTCCAAAGTCAGAAAAAGTAGATATACCAGTAGATCTTAAAGACACCGCATTTGTACACGAAATGCTTGATGATGTTACAGAAGATTACAGGAATCCAGTCTACACTCCATGTACTATAGCTAGCAGCAATTGTGCAGGCGTAAAGAACGGTAACAATCTCATAAGTGCTTATCTTAAGAGAAACATTCAACCTTGGCCTAAAGAAAAACTAAAGAAAATAACAATCCAGCAACAAAGAGTGTTAGCTACTCTCTGGAAGGACAAGTTAGACATGATAGAAGTTGATACCTTAGCTTGGATCAATCAAGAAAATCATGCCTCTAAAAAGAAGATGTATTTGGCAGCCTGGAATAAATTTCAATTAGACGGAGATATAGAGTATACCGCAACATTACAATTGAAATATGATGAAGTTATCATGAAAGAAATGATGAGGACAATATGCGCCTTCGACAATTCATATGTTGTCAACGTTGCACCAATGATTGCCTCATGTAGTAATGCGCTAAAGAAATTATTTAGTGGTTCAGTTAATCTTTCTTTTTCACCAAAATACACACTACATATCGTCTATGCTACAGGACTAACAGCCATGCAGATAGCAAGGATCATAATGGAAAACGATTCAGAATCATCAATACCACATTATTTGTTAATGGTCTTAGGTGATGATTCAGCATTGATCAGACAACGCAGAGTTTTGTGTTGTGATTTCTCAAGATATGATTCAACTCAACATCCTGAACAACATGAGATTTTCAGGAAATTCTTCACCACTGCATGGAACAAACAGCAGATGGAAATGTTGAGAAAAGCAGCTTCAGCCCCAACTAAAATGTTTCATCCAAACTCCGGCATTAAGTATAATGTTCAAACCAGAGGTTTGAAAACAGGCTGCGTAGAAACAAGTGTCTCAAACACTTTCATAACAGCATTAAGTTATGCCCAAGGACTCTCAAAAGCACATGATAAGAAT